GGTACCATACCGCTTTTGACAATGGCCAAGGCTGCTCTGAAGTATTACCAGCTCAGTGCAGATTATTACCAGTCTCTTCACCATACGGCCCATCCGCAACCTTGGATTAGTGGCCTTGATGATGACGATGATGATATTAGCGTTACTGGTGTTATGGCTGTCTGGAGTCTTCCTCCAAATTCACAATGTGGTTATTTAGAAATTTCAGGTAACGGCATTGAACTCACTAAAAAGGAAATGGATGCGCAAAAGAATTCAGCATTAGAAGCTGGGGCTAAAGTAGTTGATACCAATACACAAGAATCAGGTGAAGCGCGCCGTGCACGGCAAGACGATCAGCAAGCAAGTCTTCACAGTATCGTGATGTGTGCAGCTGCAGCAATTGAACAAGCCATTAAGTATGCAGCGCAGTGGTTAAAGCTTGATTCGACAAAATATTCATTTACAGTTGAACCTGAGTTTATTGTGCAGGTCACGGATATTAATCTTGCAAAACAGCTTTATGAGGGTGCTATTTCAGGGAAAAACTCTTTCCGCACATATTGGGAATACCTGATGACAGGTAAATTACCAGCTCACGACTATCAGGAAGAAGTGAAGCGGGTAGAAATAGAGCGAGATAACACTCCTTTGTAGAGGTGATGTATGGCTTCAAAAGAAGATAAATCATTGATTGAAGTACTTACCCAACATCAGGCGTACTTATATCGGGTGTCTTCTCAATCTGTTAAAGAGCTATTAAAAATCTTTAATGATGAGTCAATATTAATGTTGGCAAAGCTTCGGGATTTGCTTGATGAATTAAATGATTCTGAAAAGATGGCTCTAGCAAGTGGACAGTACACAACGTCAAATCTGAAGGAAGTTCGTGATCTGATTGCTCAGTGGTTTACTGCAATAAACACTGCATTACCTGAAGCTTTCGCTGTTTCTGCTACTGCCTTGGCTGTTTATGAAGCCAATTACATGGCGAAGCTATATGGCGGCAAGATCAAAAAGCCAAATGGTGAAAAGGTATATGCAGCAGCTAAAAAAATACCATTGGTAGGTGGGGCTCTTGTTGATGATCTGCTATCAAGAATTGCTGAAAATGCCCGTCAAAAGGTTGAGTATGCAATTCGGGATGGTATCAACTCAGGTAAAACAAATCAGGAAATAGTTCAGCGTATTCGCGGCACCAAGCGCCTTAATTATGAGGATGGGCTTTTAAGTAGCTCTAAGACGGATATTGAACGTACCGTAAGAACAGTTCGTAGTCATGTTGCTAATCAAACGTATTTAGATACTTTCAAACAGTTAGGTTTTGAGTATGTTCGTTTTATTAGTGTATTGGATGGAAGAACATCTAAGCTTTGTGCTCATTTAGACGGTACTGTCTGGAGGATTGATGATCCGGCAAAACGTGTACCGCCGTTGCATCCTAATTGTCGCAGTGAACTAGTACCAGTTAAAAAAGATGGTCAACTTATCGGTGAACGGCCATTTGTAATGGACGAACGTAGAGTTAAAGACATCCCCAAAGAAGAGCGAAGCCAGTTAATAGGACAGTTAGATGCAAACACCACATTCAAAGAGTTCTTTAAGAAAACAGATGATTTCTTTCAAAGGGAGTGGCTAGGGCCAAAGCGCTTTAAGCTCTATAAAGATGGGAAATTTGATTTTGATAAGTTCTTTGATCCTGAAGGCCGTTTCTATAGCTTAGATGATTTGAGAAAGTTGGATGAAAAAGCTTTTAAAAAGTTGGGTCTGTAATTTTTCTTATGTTATATTTTTTAAAACATCAGAATTTATACAATATGAAAACAATAGCTTTTGTATGTCTAACCCTAATTTCCATCACTTGTTTAGCTGAACCAAGTCAAAAATATCTTAAAGAATATGATCGATTGTCTGAAGCTTTGGAGTCAGCAATGGCAAATGCATATTCTTTTGATCCTGCAACTGGTCAAGTAAAACAGGCTACTCAAGGTTTAGAAGCTAAAAATAATTTATGTAGAGCTGCCCAGGCGAAACTAAACCTCACCACGTTTTTAAAAGACAATTTAGAGGAATCTAAAGAGCTTTATAAATCTATTGATGGTGCAGAGACTCTAGATAAAAATTATCTTAGTGGACAACAGCAGGAACAACAAAATCTCGTTTCAAATTTGAAAAAAGACCTTGTTGGAACTGGATTTAACTGTGAGTAATTATTGCCGATTACAGGTAATTCTAAACTCACTTAAGACACAATTTTCACCTATATAAGCGCCCAAATGGCGCTTTTGTCATTTATGGAGTTTGGCTTATGAGTGAATCAAAAGTTAGACATTTGGTACTTAAAAGAGTTTCAGATAAATCTTCTCATCTTGCTCTTTGTGACGAGGAAACAGGTATTCCATTAGCTGGATTAACCGCTGTAAAAATGAATTGTAGTGTTTTTGAGGGTCCAGCGACTATCACGGCAACATTTGATGTAGGTGGTCCTCAAGGCATCCGCTTAGTTGGTGACGAACCTAGACAAAAGGTTTGGGGTGCAAAGGAAACGTAGCGAAAGGTACTACAAATGCCTGAAAAGCAAATCAATATGTCAGATGCTCAATATATTCTGAGCACAAAATGAATTCTGGTGCCATTTCTTCAAATTAAGGTTTCAAGCCATGGCAATTTATGGTTTTACTTTTGAAAGATTAAAAGCAATTGCACTCATCAAATAGAACTTAATTTTTAACCATAGCACCTTCGGGTGCTTTTTTTGCGAGAAGAAAATGCCAAGCCCTATTATCCAATATTTCCAATATGAACATTTACCTGAACATTTGCAGCAAGTTAGTAAGCCAATTGGTGATTTAGCTCGGCAAATGGATGAGCAACTTCCTGACGGGCCTGAAAAATCCACAGGATTAAGAAAGCTACTTGAAGCAAAAGATGCATTTGTACGCCAAGCTTTAAGTAAATAATCATTTATAGAAATGAAGCGTCCTAATGGGCGCTTTTTTAATGCCTGAAGCTAAGCAGAGGGTTCAACAATTAAACCCGCTAAGCGGTATCTCTAGGAGATTTTTAAATGCCAGACGAAATCAAAGTTGATTTGGAAAATCCTGAAATTAAAGCAGCTATTCAAGACGCCGTTGATGAAGCTGTTAAAGGTCTTAAAGATAAGAACGCTGAACTTATCAAAGATAAAAAAGAGTTGAAAGATGAACTAGGTTCATTGAAATCAAAGGTTGAGGGTTTAGATCTGGATGCAATCAAGGTCCTGCTTGATAAATCAAATCAGGATGAAGAATCCAAACTTATTGCAGAAGGCAAGATTGAAGAAGTTATTCAGAAACGCACTGAGAAGATGCGTGAAGAGCATGACAAGGTTCTTAAGGCAGAGAAAGAACGGGCAGATAAAGCTGAAGCTTATGCCGAGAAATTCAAGAAATCAGTAGTGCAAAGCCAAATTGTTCAGGCTGCTATTGAACTTGAAGCACTGCCAGAAGCGACCCCTGATATCGCCTTTTTAGCTCAGACAAAGTTTGCATTAGATGAAAACGGCAAAGCTGTGGCAGTTGATGAAAACGGGGAAGTAGTCATTGGTAAAGACGGCCAAACACCGATGACCCCAAAAGAATGGGTTGAATCTCTACGTGAGCAAAAACCGTATTACTGGCCTAAGCCTAATGGTATGGGCGCATCAGGGAGCAACAATTCAAAAGGTCAGCCAGACATTCTCAAAGCAGATGGCTCGGTAAATATGACCAAATTGGCGCAATTACGAAATGAAAACCCGCAACTAGCTAAAGAGCTAGCGGCAAAACACGGTATTAAACTTTAAGGAGTAAAGCCTAATGGGCGACACAAAAATTGCTGATGTAATCGTACCCGAGTTATTCACTCCGTACGTATTAAATAAAACTGCCGAAAAGTCTGCATTATGGCAGTCAGGCATTGTTGGGGAGCTAGATGAAAAAGTTGCTTTTGGTACAGAAGGCGGTACTACAGTAAATATTCCTTTCTGGAATGATTTAAGCGGTGAGTCTGAAGTACTTTCAGATGGTAAAGCTCTTGGGGTTAATAACATCACTGCTGGTAAAGATATTGCGATTTTGCATGCCCGTGGTAAGGCATGGGGTGCAAATGATTTATCTAAAGCTTTATCTGGTGATGACCCATTGGGTGCGATTGCTGATCTTGTAGCAGATTACTGGGCTCGTGAATTTCAGGGGTTTACCGTAAATACACTTAAAGGTGTATTTGGGTCTGCAAGCATGGCAGGTAATACCCATGACATTTCGGCTGGTACTGGAGCAGCAGCCGTAATTGATGGTCATTCATTTATCGATGCATCTTATAAACTGGGTGATGCTGTTGATAAATTAACAGCGATTTCAATGCACTCTTTCACAATGGCAGCACTAGCCAAGCAAGGTTTAATTGAAACTGTGCGTGATGCTGATGGTGTAGTGCTTTACAAAACTTTTATGGATCGCCGTGTGATTGTAGATGACGGCATGCCTGTTGAAGGCGACGTATTTACTTCTTACTTGTTTGGTTATGGCGCGATTGGTTTCCAAGATATTGGGGCACCGGTTGGTGTAGAGACAGACCGTGACAGTTTAGCGGGTACTGACATTCTTATTAACCGCCGTCACTTTGTACTACATCCTCGTGGCATTAAATGGGCAGGTGATACAGGTATTGCACCTAATAATGCCGGTCTTGCTACAGCCGGTAACTGGGAACGTGTCTACGATCCTAAACAGATCCGTATTGTGGCATTCAAGCACAAGATCAAATAACAAAAAGGCGGGTAACACCGCCTTATCTTTTTGGAGATCCACATATGGGACTTTCATCATTTAACCGTGCACGGGAAAAACAACAAATGACAGAAACAAAAATTGCTGAACTCGAAGAACAACTGGCAACAGTAAAGGGCGAATTTATTGCCTTTCAAAATGATACGGAAGCAATGAAAGCACGTATTGCTGAACTTGAATCAGGTGAAGGTAGTCAAACACCTGAAGATGACCAAAAACCAAGTGATACTCAACCACAACCAATTAACTATGCAGGCCTCAAAGTAGATGAGTTGCGTGCGGTCTTGACTGAAAATGGCATTGCATTTGAAGCAGGTGCTAAAAAAGAAGAACTTTTAGCATTAATTCCAAAGGAATAAACCATGAGCTTTATCACTGAACAAGAAGCGATAGAACATGTTGAAGGCTTTGATGCTTTATCTGCCAGTGATAAGGCTCAATACCTCCAAATGGCCGAGGCATATCTATTAGCACGTAACGTTAAGCCTTACGAGGATGCTACCCAAGTACCTGAACCTTTAAAAACAGCCTCATATCAAATCATCAAGGGGATTATCAAGGGTGATCTATATCAAGGACAGGAACAGGTACTAAAACGCAAGAAAGTCAAAGCTGATACGGTTGAAACTGAAAAAGAATATCAGGACGGATCAGTAAAGCTTAGTGCGATTGAGCAATTCATTCTTGATTTGATTAAGCCTTACAGCAAACGAAAAGCTGTATTTTTTGTCAGGAAAATCTAATGGGCTTACGTGACGAAATTCAGGCAGATATTGCTGAAGCATTTAATGATGATTTAGCAGATGCCGTTCATACCTTTACATGTGAGCGGATCTCAAAAACTAATTGGGATCCTAAAACTGAAACTTCTATTGAGGTTAAAGAAAACTATTCTGGTCGTGGCGTTCTGTTTGGCTCATACAGTCACTATGAGATTCAGACGCTTGGAGTACTGGCCACAGATAAAAAGGCTACAGTGCTACAGAATGAAATTACCAAAGAGCCAATGATTGATGATGAGTGGCTAACAGCCTTAGGCTCATTTCGGGTAATTCATATTCAACAGGATCCAGCCTCTACTATTTGGAAATGTCAGTTGAGGAAGGTATAAGCTTGTATTGATTAATTTAGTTGATTTAAGCTATATACCTATTTTTAAAATACTTTCTTGGGGAAATTATGGGGTATATCGTTAAATTAACCGATTCTGGTAAATATTTAATTCCAGACAATGAGGGATTGCTTACTACAACAGATTCAAAAGAAAAAGCTGTAGAATTTGGTCAAATAGATGATGAAGAGTCTGCTAAGTTAACTGCCCATAGTTTTAGTGGTGGAATGACAACTGGCGTTGATTTCATAATTGAGAAGGTGTAATTAAATTATGGCAACTCAAGCATATGTAATCGTCATTGAAATCCCAGAAAAGAAATGCCCAAATGTAAGAGGCAAAGCTAGTCTAATTAAAGATGGTAAGGCAAAAGTTTATCTTTCAAATAATACAACTTCTAGAGATGCTGAAAATGGCTTTGACCGATATGGAGTTACAGGTGGTCGAAATGCTGTAGTAGTAACTGAGGCAACATTTCCAAAATACGAAGAAGAAATTACTAACTATCTTAATCGAAGGTTTGGAGAAGACTGGTCTTTAAAATTAGAAAAGTGCTCAGTTGCATAAATTAAAACCCACTTCGGTGGGTTTTTTAATGGGCGCAATTTAGGAGTTTGAATGGTAAATACAAACTACGTTCCTTTGTGGCATATCTCACCATTTCAGCATGTGCATTACACATTAGTTCGAAATCAACTGCATATGGATTTGCTATTTGAGGACATGAATAAGGTCGATCAATTCTTGTCTATTGAAGGGGCTGCAGCTCAGGTTGATTTCTATTCCGAAGGTGCATATGCAGTTGTTCAGCTTGGTGATACTTCAGAAAGAAATCAGATTGAAGTGTATGGATTGCTTTTACATGAAGCTGTTCATGTCTGGCAAAAGATTAAAAAGCTCATGGGTGAACGAGAACCGAGCTCTGAGTTTGAAGCTTATTCAATTCAGGCGATCGCTCAGGATCTCTTTAAGATGTATGAGGAAAGCGAGGTTAAAAGTCATGGGGTGGAAGGGGAAAAAGCCGACTAGTTTTAGTCTTGATGTGTCTAAAGCAGCAGAAGACCATGTAAAGAATATTGTCATGGATACCGTGCAATCCTTAGTTAATTTAAGTCCGGTTGATACTGGTGCATACCGTGCTTCACATATTGTTTCGGTTGGAGCCGCTGATTACGGTGTACGTGAACCTGAAACGAATCCTATTAATGATGCAGCGATTCAGGCAATGAAGATTAAGTTAGGCAATTTAGTTTATATCCAAAACAATAAAGCTTATGGACCGCGCTTAGAAAACGGCTGGTCTGATCAAGCACCACAAGGTATTTATGGCCTCACTTTTAATTTTATTTCTCAAAAGTACGGTGGCTAAAATGGCAATGACTTTAGAGCAGACAAGGCAAGCTATTATCGATCGTATGCAAAGCTTTACAGGTATTACGCAAGACAGAATCCAGTATCCAAATTTACCAGGCTTTAATGTACCTAAAGATGGTGTTTGGTGCCGCTTAACGATTGCAGGTGGTCCCAGTTTTACTTCTGGCATTGCAGATAAGCCATGTACACGCCGTACCGGTAATATCATGATTCAATGCTTTGCACGTCCCAATTCAGGAATAATCGAAATCACAAAATTGAGTGATGCATTACTTGCTCATTTTGAATATTACTCAATCGATCATCTAGAATGTTTGAATGGCGAATCCATCTATGCGGGTAAAGATGCTGATTTCATTCAGTATAATGTGAGCATTGGGTTTAAGGTGAATTGATATGTCATGTATGCTGACTTTAGAAGAAATCGAAATTAAACGGCAAGAGCTGGAACGACATCTTGAAGATGTTATGGCTGTTGAACTGAAGAAGTGGCAAAGCGAAAATAAGCTTTGTGTTTCCGATGTGAATATACGTTTGGCCAATGTGAATAGTCTTGGTGGAACTAAACATAATGTAGTTACTGGAGTAAGTGTTGATTTAGATTACAAACCTTAAATTACTTTAATTAAATGACCGCTAAGAAGCGGTTTTTTTATGCCTTATTCACTACCACCTCATCGGTGGTTTTTTTTATGTCTATAGGAATCACTTATGAGCAATTTTGTTTTTAAGCGTGGTGACACTTTCAACTTAAATCTGCAGCTAGTTGATATGGATGAAGCGCTGCAATATCCAGCCAATGATGTACGTCGAGCAATCGATTTAACGGGGTATACCTTTACTTCGCAAGTTAAAACTCTGGATGGAACCGCCGTTGCAACTTTCACTTGTACAGCTTTAAACCAGAGTACACAAAAGGGGTGGCTAAATGTTAAGTCCGGAGCAAGTACTGCAGCGTGGCCTTTGGGTCTGTGTCAGATGGATATCAAAGC